GCCACGGTCTCAAGGGTGGTGCCGCCCTGTGACGCTACCAGTGCCATAGATGATAGGTATTCAGAGGTGGTGCCCGTCGCCTGAGCGAGCTTCCCCATCTCGTCGGCGATGTCGATCTGCTTCTTGACGAAAGCCACCATCGCGACGGCGGCCCCCGCGATTGCATAGCCAGCAAAACGATTCACAGCCTTGGCGGTGTCATTGAATTCCTTTTTCACCGCATTCATCGCCTTAGACATACCAGAGGCATTCTCCTGCACAGCCTTCTTGGCACGGCCCATATCAGATTTAAAGCTCGCCCAGCCAGCGGACATCTCCGCACGGACTGATCCGATTGCGTTGCTCACTTACTTTTTCCTCCTCGCTCCGAGTGCCTTTTTCAATTCAAACTCCATATTCTCTCTCGCCACATTCGGTTTGCTGGTCATCTCACTTAATTTCGGCATTTTCTTCGCTCTCGTTAATGCGGCAATCGTCCAAGCCTGTGTATTTCTCCCGTCAGTCAATGCGGTTATGGCCTTCCTGGTCAAGTAGGGAGTAAGCTCCCAGAATTCAACAGGTCTTATCCCCGCCTGAACAGCCGCGCAATACGCTTGCATAACCCATCCGCCGGGTGGAGGCTTTTTTTTTCGGTCTCTTTCGGGACTTCTTCGCTCCCGAAGTAAGCCTGTTTAATCGCCTCATCGACGGCCCGGACAAAAGGAACCATCGGAGGGGATGCCTCCATGATCCTCTCCGGCGTCCATTCCGGTTTGTCGATTCCGATTGAAGCAATCTTCGCAAGTGTCTCGTGCTTGAATAGATTTGGTGAATCGCCAAACTCTTCTTCAACAAGCGCAAGTTGCCGCCAGGTAAACCGGATGCCTACCTTTTTACCGTCGATTTCGACTATTTTCATGCTGCCACCGTGCCCCTGATTGTAATCGCGCCTGTCGCGTCGGCGTCAACGTCACTGGAAATAGAATAATCAATAACATATCCGTTTTCCAGCGTGAACGCCTCACCATCCGAGAATGTAATTTTGAAAGCAAGCGTTTCCGTGTCGGCCTTATACGCCGCCACAACGGCGTCAAGCCCCGTATCTTCGTTATCCCAGAACAGATTGAACGTCATTGGCCCGCCGTCACGAATGCCGCGCTTCCACTTGCGCTCAGTATCGGCCAGTGTTGTTCGATCGCGTTCCGAGGCAGTTGGGTTCATCGAGAAGTTCGTAATGATTCCCACCGTAGCCCATGCAGCAGGGGTCATCTTGGCCCCATCCGTATTGTCGTCGATAGTCAACGCACTCGCGTCAAGTTCGATGGCAAACGTGTCATCCGTGGCATATTTCACCACATACGTGTTGCCGTTGATATCCGCAGCATCCGTGCCCGCAAACAAAGAAGCCGTCACCAGATCGCCGTTGACCAGCCCATGACTCACAGCCGTCAAGATCATGGGGTTCGTTAAAGAGATATCGGTTATTGTTACAGCGGTGCCTGTCGATCCCGTCCCGATTTCTAAAGTAGTTCCCTGTCCATCAAGTATTGCCATTGTTTTTTCCTCCTTTGTTATTCCGTGTATCTCACGGAGTAGTCTTGTATTATGCGATGAATCTTCACCGCGTCCTCATATCCGTCAACCTCCGCGTCTGATAAGCAGGAGAATGTAACGCCTTCTTTGGTGTATTTTTTGCCGTCCAATGCTACCCTGATCAGGTTTGCAAGCCCTTTTGCCGCCGCGTATGTTTCGGCCCATGACTCTACCTGAATCCTCGGCCTTGCAGCCCCTGATGGCCCGCCAAGGTGATGAATCCTATTACCAGTTACCCGCTGTAACACTATGAGCGGATAAGTAGGTGATTGAGGGATATAATTATAGTAACATCGAGTTGTAACAGCCTTCACGCCGTTGTCTTCAATTATAATAGCTCTCAATGCAGACTCGATGATCACCGTTGCAACCCTCTTCTTTGCGTTTTCGTCAACGTACCCTTTTCTGCTTTCTTGGCTAGACGTTTAGCCGCCTTCAAAAGCTCTTTCTTCATCTCGTCAGAGAATATTTTCATCACGCCAAACTTTGTGGACTCCCAGGCCTGCCGGAGATATGGCCTTGCCGGGACTCGACCGGTGCTCTGGACAACTCTGAATTCATCCCCTATCGGAACGGTTTTGGCAACCTTATGCCGGCGTTCGGCGGTTCCGAACTCCAGCAAGTGGGCGTGTGGCGCACTACTTCCAACATACATGACGATCTCGTCTTTCCCGACTCTCCTTCCGTACTTCTTCTGACTCCTATTCAGCTTTGATGTAATTTCAACGCTGTCCCGGAGGTGTGGAGAGTTCTCGAACCCCTTGTTTTTTGGCGCATAGGGAAGAGCGGATTTGTAAAGTTCTGCTGTCGGCTTCATGGCCTTCTTTGCGGCCTTACGTATTACAGACTTTTTCATTCCTATCGTAGGCAATTCGTCGAGCGCGGCCATCAATTCTTTCATTCCGACAAGCTCAAAGCTGAAGGCATCCCTGCTCATGTTTCGCCTCGCGCCGCTACCAAAAGTTCTTTTCCCTCACGTCGTCCTAATTCAAGAGCCGCATGTATGTCGTATTCCCTATCACCATCAATCAACATATCCATAGGCCCTACATCGTCTCTGTACCTGATCCGATATTTGCACGCCACTTTGGAAATGACTTGCAACGACTGCCAGCGCTCGCTACCCCTCAGTTCCAGCCGCTCTGCCCAGACTTGCGACGACAAGGTAACCGGCTTCACCTTATTCTCCGCATTCAATTCCGTTTCAGCCGACGCGGTGAATGTTTCGTACATGGCACATCCTTCATAGAAGTGGTCGGTCTCCGTGGCCGTAATCTGGTAGAGCGTCCCGATTGTAAGAGTGCCCGTTGCAAGTTCAGTCCCCGCCTTCACAAGGTCGATCCAGGTGATGATCTCTTCGCCAAAGTCATCGGTTGTTGTGACTTTTTCTTTGAGCGTCACTATACGATCCATTCTACCACTTCTCATTACGTCCTCTTAAAATTCGTAAAATATCCGGTATTGCCTGAGCAGTGCATCTACAGCCCCTTGTATCCGGCTGGTAGTCAACCCAACAATGACCTCCCCTCGATGTTCATACATGTCGGTTATTCTCAGCAGGATCGCCGCCTTGATCGGAGCCGGAACATCATTGCCGCTGTCGCCATATCCGCACACAAAGACTATCTTGATCGGTCTGTCAGTGTAGAGGGTGCCAGAGGGCCATGATTCGTTTGGTTGCAAGACCACCCTGCCCGGTTCTGATACAATATCTGTGTCCACCGTGGAGAGGGTTTCGTCATAGTCGTCATCGTCTTCGAGGCGGTAGGTTACCGCCGCCGATTGTAAGGTGGGGTAAGGTAAGCGGATAAAGTCCTCATCCGGCCAGCCGTCCAGATACATGGTTTTTGTCTGTGTGATAAAGGCCCGGCCTGTTTCCTGCTCCGCTTGTGTCCTGGCAACCGTTATCAGGCGATTTAATAAGTCATCTTCAGAGGTATAAGCCGCCGCCCCTGCTTCCGTGGTGGCAAGTCTCAGGTGTTTCTTAACCTCTGCCAATGTGACGGGTTCGACTGTCGGGGCTGTTGTGGTGGAAATTCTCATGTCACCCTCTCGCTACATTGTTCTTTTTCTCATAGGTTCGGAACCCGGCAACGCCGAGCATGGCGACTACAAGCGATATCAGGGAGGAGATATCCAGTTCCGGCAATACCGGCGCCCAATGTGCCAAAGCACAGCCCAGAAGCGGCCTGAACACCATCTGATAACCTATCCCCAAGACACACACCCAACCGAGGGCGGGCCTCCATCCAGAAACAAATACATTCGGATTCGCGGCCTCAATCTTGTTTATGTCGGCCTGCGCTTTCATCCCCTGCGCTTCGAGATTATCAGCCATTTGCAGAAGCTCCGCCTTTTTCTCCGGACTGATCTCGCCGGTTATTGCGGATCTGATATCCTTCGCAAAGGTTCCGGCACCCTCAAGCAATCCCTTAACTCCACCTAATGATATGTCACCCAGCCAGCCCATCGATATCCCCTATATTTTCGGTTTGCCTTTAAAAATTTTGCAAATGAGGTACGGATATTCCACGACCCATTTAGCGTGCTCTTTCCATGTTATGTTTTTGCTCTCGAAATTCGTGATCCGGAGCAATATTTCTCCAATCAAAAGATAGAGGACTAAAATAACGATAAAAGTCCAAATCATAGTCACCCCTCCTTGTATTGCTGTATCCTCTTCATCCAGCCACGGGAGAAGCGGATCAACTTTGTATTTTTGTTTGTAATTTCAGCATAATGCATAAATTGGAATCCGTTCAGGCATTTATAAAGGGCCTGCTCATCTTTCATGGCCCATTTGTTTATGCATACGATTGTCACGGGACCGATAACGCCGTCGACCTCTACGGCCTCACCGAGGAATGCCAAAGATCGTTGCGCTATTTTTACGGCTGTTTTACGGCCCGCATTGACCGCGGTATCGAATATTTCGCCTGCTATAATTCTACTGGCGATCTCATCGAGGTGCAGACGGTCCCAGTAGTCGCGCCTGTATATTTGCTTGGCGTCCTCTACGGTCAGCGACGCAATATCGATGTCGGGGTAGGATCGTTTGGAGATCCCGAATTTCGTTTCACCGCCCGGATCAGCCGGGTCGTTTACGTATCCGCCCTCGTGCGAAATTGTATCGGCGAACGCTGAATTAAAAGAATCGTCTCTCATATATTGCCTCTCATCCATTATCGGAGATGCGGCCTCTATTTTATTAATTTCAGCCTGGGCCACCATCCCTTGTGATTCGAGTTCGTCCGCTTTTTGCAAGAGTTCCGCTTTCTTTTCCGGTGATATCTCGCCCGTGATGGCGGATCTGATATCCTTCGCAAAGGTTCCGGCACCCTCAAGTAATCCTTTAACTCCGCCGAACGACATGTCGCCAAATATGCTCATCTGTAAGTCCTCCTGCCTTCACTTGTCCGACCACTGAACATGAGGTCTATCGGGATTCTTCCAATTGCCCCCCCATTCAAGACCACATTCCTCGGCTATCTTACCGAACTCCTGCCAATCGGGAATAGAGTCCTTGTCAACGTCCACTTTCAGATCGTTGCAATACTTACCATCCACGAGGGCGAAGTAGTCAACGGCTTCGCGTTTGCTATGTACGGAGTGTCTTGTCCATGTCACCTTTCGCCTGTTCGTGGCCTCGTCGATCTCCCACAGGCCAACCGCCCTTCGTGCCGCATTGACCTCCTCAAGAGGTTTCCGGCCCTGCATATAGAGTGCGTCTTGCTCAAGTTGAGACCGAAAAGTAGAACACTTCTTAAAATGTCCTAAGC